GACTTTCGTCAATTACTGTTACTTCTACGCCTGGTGATACTAGTGCCATGGTTGATTCCTTTTCAAGTTATGGATATTTATTGGCATATCCAAAAAAAGGGGTTTTACAGTGGCCTATATATAGGTCCGTTGGCTAAATAGCTGTATGAGACCCATTTGTAAAGTGTGCAATGTTCGACACAGAGCTATTGCTTATCACAAGTATGATCGAGTTTATTATCACTCTCGATGCAGTGTTTGTATCCGCAAAAACAAAAAACTCAAACCGCCGGTGCCACGCTGGCAAAGTGACGGTTACAAAAAAAAATCACAGTGTGATCGATGCGGGTTTCGGGCAAGACTCACTAGTCAATTGCTTGTATATCATGTGGACGGAGACCTCAACAATGTTTCATTACGAAACTTGCGTACAGTTTGTAGAAACTGTGTGGAAGAAATTGCCCGGTCTGAAGTTACTTGGCGGGCAGGTGATCTTGAACCAGACGCTTAACTAGATACAAGTTTCTTAACTTGCTGGTACAGATCGTCCAAGGTACCATTGTTGTCCAACACCACATCAAATTGAGTGCCTACCCAGGCAGTTTCTGAATCATGCACCCCCGACTGTGCCAGTCGGCGACCGCTGAGTGACCAGGTTGAATTGCCGTCAGGGCCGCGATTGCGACTCACAGCCGCATCGTACCAATCAGGTTCAGGACCACGCACCACACGCACCACCAGTCCACCTGATTGTTTGATGGCTCGTATTTCGTTGGGAAATCTGCAGTCGCTTATGACCACGTCGTCCCTGCTGTTGCGCAGTTTGTTTTCCAGGCTGGCGATCCAGATATCGTTGTGAAAGTTCTTGCGGCATACTTCTGTGCCCCATTGTTGTAGGATCCAACGTGGAGTCAAGTGCGGTATGTCCAGGCGTTCGGCCCACCATGGATCCACTTGCTCACGCCACTCACGGGCCTGTTTTGTACGCCCTTCCAGCATGGTTCTATCCCACCCAAACACCTGTGCTACTGCATCTTTGAGTGTGTTGGCAAAACTTTCCCTACGGAAGTGATGTAGATTCACAAGATAGTCTGCAATGGTGTCTTTGCCCGAGCCAATAAATCCACAAATTCCAATGATCATGCCAGTTCCTTGATATTCAAATGAGCCAAGGTTGCTTGTAGCATGTCAATTTGTCTGCGGCAGTCTTCCAGCGCATGATGGCTGGTAGGTGGCCGGGGCAACCCTGGGTACAGCTTATATACCGTTCGTGCATCACAGATTTTATAATATTGCCATGGTAATGGTTTACCATAACTTTTGTAGGCATGCTCAAGGATGTTGGCATCATACGTAGGACCATTCATCCAGATACGATTACATTTCCAGCATAGTTTATGCAGTTCGTCTAGTGCTTGATCTAAAGGAATACGCCCCTGTTCATTGAAGGCTTCGTCCCGTGCGGCTGCAGGTTGTGTGGCCCACCAGTTGATAGTGCCTTGTTCAATGGTACGGTTCTCTTGGCTTTCAAGATCAATTCTGGCATAGTATTGTTGCTGGTAGTAGCCAGTGCCAAGAGGGTCAAATGCCTGAGCCGCAATGGTTAAAATTGTGGTCTCAGGGCCTGTTGCCAAACCTTCAATGTCGATCATTAAGTCCATGCTGTATTATAGCAGGCATTTAAATGCTAGTCAAACATTACTAGGTGGCTGTATATCTAATTTGGGTATGACAAATTGTTCAAACCATGCATGCATGGCATCAGGTGTCGGATGAAACTGATCAGTGTCTAATAGATTTTGATTTTTTGCCCACTCGAATGGGGTGTTTTGTGTGTCTAACTGGTTCCACGGAAGTAGACTACAATAATGAGACTTTGATGATATCTTGCCCAGTGTATGTTCTAACGGTTTATCAAATAAAATATCTGCATACTCTGAATAATCAGCATGCACATCGTAAATAAAATTACTGTAGTAGGGAATATTTTGTGTCTTTAAGATTGCCAACGTCCCAATTATATCCAACATTGATACATCAGTAAAATACTCCGGTGTTCCGCCTAAATGCTGGCTTTTAAAATAATCAATCAGAATTTTTGGAGTGGGCGGGTAAAACCCCCCACAGCTGAATCCACCACTGTGATACCAATATTGATCTTGTATTTTCCGAAATGATACTTCTGCTCCGTAGGCATTGTGCCAGTCTGCTGGCATTGGTACGTCAATACGATTGATGCCAGACCAAAGAACTACAATTGCATCTGGTTTTACCTGTGCCAAATGATGTAACACAGCAGCGGCTATGGCCCGGTTACCTGATCCTGCAGAAGCGTCTATAAAAAATCTTACCCCTGGATGTAATTTTAACAATCGCAGTCTGTTCAAAAGTCCAACAAAACTACATCCAATTACAGATATATTCATCATCCAATAACGAATGTAAGTGGCTGCGAACCATCCACATACATTTTGAGTTGTTCGATCAGGCTGTCCATTTCCACTTTGGCTTCAGCCTTCATAGCTGCACCGTTTAGGCTACCGCCACCTTGTGGTCCGGCAATGGTGCCAAATTTTTCACGTGCTTCACCAATGATCATTTTGCAGTTGGCTACCATGTAGTCACGTATCCATTGGCTGATTTGATGATCGCTCAGCAGGTTGAATTCTGGTTTCAAGTTATAGGTCCAAAGCAACACAGTTTCGCCAGACCCTTTGGGATCACGGATCAGTTGCAGTTTTTTGGTCACAGGATTCCAAGTGTAATTCATGTAGGCACCAAACATACGTCCGGCCAGTTCAATGTATTGACTATAGAAGTCGTAGGTGGCCAGGCCTCCGGCCACGTTGAAGTTCATTAGATACACATTGATACTTGCCTGCGCAAACGGATCAAAGTTTGATGCAAACGGTCCTGAACTGTCGCCAAATGTTCTGCGGAATATTTGACGCACACTTATGACTTCTTGCGGAAGATCATAGATGTTGACGTCTTGCACCAACTGCATGAAGCTGTAGCTCTCTTCATAGGCACCATTAGCACGTTGGCGATAAGTGCCTATGGTTTTTTGATAGGCTGCTTCGTAGTGTGAGGGATCTAGTTCTAAGTCAATGATATCACCGCCCAGCTGAAGCCGTACATAATCTATTAGATTTTGCTTGAGCGTGGGCAGTGATTGTTGTTGCTGTTCTGGCATCAGGAACTCCGGTTCCTGTATTTATTGAAGTTTTGAGATGACCTGTGGCAACCAGTTGGCAAAATCTGCGGGCCAACGGCGTTGCATTTGTGCTAATAGTTGTTGATTATGGTCAGCCGCAGCATGGCATTGTTCAAGCAACACCTGGTGATTGATTTGTTTAATAGTGTTGTAATTGTACATGGCTTGGCAAACAAAATTGATTATTTTTTTGTGGCCATTTACAGAATTGTCTTGTTGTTCAGTGTCATATGAATGATCCACAATGTGGTCTAACACATCGAACCCCAGTGTTCTGAGACGTTGTACAGCATTTTTTGCTGAAAACACCTGCCAAGGTGCTGGTGTAACCAAGGCCCTGAATATTTTTTCACTGAACGCAATACTGGCATCTCCAGCGTAGGTCTCAATTACAAGATTGAGATAAGCACTGGTGTGTACTTGTTCCACGGTAAATTTGTGATTTCTCAAAGGCATGTGTGGCAAAATCTGTTCATACCATGTGCTAAGATCAGCATGATTTGTTGCCAGTTGTGTCCAACAATGTGAAACACTGTTTTTGGCATCTTGAGGTGTGTTTTCTGCACCTGTAGCACGAGCATTGAAATTAATGAAGTCGTTTTCAATAACGTTGTGTATGCTGCCGGCTTGTTTTGTGAATTCCAACAAAAATAACAATCGCTGTGTGTCCAGTCTGTTGACTGACAAATGAAATCTACGTTCGGGGCTGTAGTCCTGGTCAGCTGGTACGTAATTGAACACACCAAAATAACTTGGTGGCAGCACACACACTTCATAGTCTGTGGGGTAAGGCATATGATTGTCAGTAATGATCGTGGTATTTGAATCAAACCATTGCCCGGGTTCAGCTGCGGGGTTAGGTCTGATTACACCAAAATCGTCACTCAAACACACAATCACTGTGCGATGATTTCTTTTCCATCCACGAGGATTGTCAGGACATTTTTGATACCCCAAGTGTGTCAACATGCTGTACAACACATTGACCACTGCCCACTCATGTTCTATACATTGGCTTTTTTTGTAGATTTCGCCCAAGCGAATATCGTAAAAAGATTCAAAGTACATGCTGTCGGCCTTTGATCAAGGGAAATATTTTTTTTACTGTGATTGTTTCAAGAGTGGGACAAAATTTACACTGAGCAATGGGTTTATCTAGATTCTCAAAAAATTCTTCATGGTATTGATCAAAATTATCCACAGTCAGTGGCAGGTAGGAATTCAGTAAGGTTCTGTCTTGTGACGAAATGGCCAATGTGTGTTGCTGATCAAATTCAGGCATCAGTGCCACAGGACCACATTTGTACAGTTTGGCATGAACAAAATGATAACTTTTGAATATAGCAAAACCGCAGTTTTGATGTGCAAAAAAAGGATCACTGTTGTGCAACAAGTAGGTCTTTTGCATGGGTTGGCCAATTCTCGTAAACGGTCTAATGGCCGCAGTGTGAAAATGATCTTTGATGTATACATTGACCACAATGTCATTGCTGTCTCTAAAACACCAGTCAGAATTGTGATGATTGTTCTCATGCGTCGACGTCAAAATCTCCACTGGTGCTTTGAGAAACCACAGTATGTCTTCTTTTAATTTTTCAAACTGATCACTGCGGTGCAGACTCACCGCAATGTGATTTTTAATTTGGCCGGACCTGACATTCAACAATGCATCATAAAGACCACCAGCTTGTCTAAATCTTGTGCCATTGGTCAATATTTGCACATCTACATCAAACAATTTACTGATACCTGTGACCCAGTCTGGTAGAGTGGGATTGAGAAAGGGCTCACCTCCCATGATGGTCACTGCAGGAATCTTTATGACATTAGCCCACTGCTGGTACTGTGCTTCATAATCACTCCAGCGTTGCCATCCTCGAAAATCATGATTGTTGAATCTATTGCATTGATCGCAGGTCAGGTTGCACACATTGGTGATGTATACATCTAATTTGTGTGGCAACTGAAACATTCATTATTTACCAGGCCTTGAGTATGACCAAGTTCTCTGTGCCACGTCCGTTAAACGGGGTTTCTGTGGTGGAGAGGTCCTTGTAGATCTTACGTGCGGCTGGCTTGCCTGCGGCTTGTACAGCTTTGACAACATCTGCTGGCTTGCGCACAGTTTTCTGCTGAGTTTCCACAGTGCTGAAACCAATGATGCTGTTGCTTTTGACAGTGAATGCCTGTGTGTGACTGTCAGCCACAAGGTGGATCAGTTTGCGCTTCTTGGTGTCGTACAACCATGCTTCTGCCTTGTCCACAAGACTTGCGGCTGGCAATCCCTTGAGTTTGAGTTCTACAAATTCCATCATGACCTTGAACTTGGCGGCACGTTTTTCTGGTGGCACTGACTTGACCTTGCGTGGCTTGCGTTCCACTTTCTTGATCTGCACATAGGCACCGCAGTCATTGATCACTGCTTCGCAAAACTTCACAAGATTGCGCATTTGTATCTTGCTGAGGTGACTGTAGCCCTCTACCAACTGTGCATCCTTGCCTTCGATAACTGTTTCAAACTCAGCAAGTTTGTGCTTCCACAAGTTGGCAATGTCCGAAATCATCTGCGGTGCTACATTTAGCCCACGAATCACTGTGATAGGTTTGTAGTCTGCTGACATCTTGGCACCGTTGATCACAAACTCATCAAACATGCCGTCCAGTTCGCCGGCACATTCTGACACCTTTTCACGCAGGCGATCTTGAATGTTGGGCTTGGCTGCCACAGGCACTGCCTCAACAACCACCACTTCGGGTTCACGTGCAGTTAATATTTCTTGAATGTAGCCTTCCAACCGAACTGTTTCAGTATCTGTGAGTTCCAGGCCCACCATGCTCATACGGCACAACCAGGCGGTGGTCAATCGAACTGCTGAGTCAGGCACGCCTTTCAATGCACGAACATCTGCTTTGCGTCCGTTGTGCTCTAAATAAGCCACCAGCATTTCACGTGCGTCTTTTTTGCCATAAAAGTAATTGTACCATGAAAACGCCGAGCTCATTTGGCTAGTGCGATCGTCTGTGGGTTGCACACGCCATGTGGGTTCTAGCCCTGTGTATTTGGTATCAGGACTGCGAGGGTTCAGTGGCTTGACAGCGGCTCGTGTTGCGTTCATTGGGGCTCCTGTAGATTATATATAATTATAGCAGAATGGCAATTGTTGGTCAACCCAAAGCCCTTTCGGGCTCAGGGTTTTAGAACACATGCCCTTTAAATTGCTCGTAATCGTAAAATGCAACCAAAGTATTACCACGGAAAAACACTGTGAGTCCACCCAGGTCCTCGCACACATCTGCCCCAGTTGTCTCTGCAATAAAGTCTGTAGCACGAGTCTCTAGTGCTTCCATCAAGTCATCGCCGGTGGCTTCAAAACTTGCAAGCGCCTCTGCTTCATAATCAATACTGTAGTTTGGTGCTACACTGTTGATCATCTCGCTGTGCAAATCGGTAACTAAATCACTCATTGCTGGCTCCTTTGTTGTTAAGTCCGTATTATAGCATTTTGGCAATTAATGGTCAACCCGCAGAATGGTAAACCCAAAGTACTATAAATATACCATGCCACGCTTATCCCTATTCCGCCCCAATCGCACCAGAGACTATCAATTTTTGGACCGCACTATTAGTGAAATGTACACTGTGGGCGGCCTGGACATCTATGTCCACAAATACATGGGACCACAAGCAGGTGGCAATGATTCAGCATTGAGTGGCAATTTTGATGCCACACAGCCCACATATGAAGCAGTGGATGTGCTGAACATTCAAGACTTGTTGTTGCTGGAAAACCGTGATAGAATTTATGACCCTGATGTGTATGTCATGCGCGGTGTGTACAACACACAGGACGTGGACTTTGACCTAACTCAATTTGGCTTGTTCTTGAACAACGACACCATATTCATGACGTTTCACTACAATGACATGATTGATACATTTGGTCGCAAGCTCATGAACGGTGATGTTATAGAGATTCCCAACTTGCGAGACTATCATCCGCTGAATGCCAGCATACCCCGGGCATTGCCCCGATACTATCAAATTCAAGATGCTGACTTTGCGTCTGAAGGGTTCTCAGTCACTTGGTTGCCGCACCTGTGG